AAAAAACGCAAGCCCTGGCCGAAGAACGAAAGTTCATCGACAACCTGGACGCGGATCTTTTGGCTGTAAAGAAGAACCCGACTTTGGCCAGCAAGTTTAAAGAGGTCTATCCGGAGCGATTTCATCGCTATTTGGATGTGATCTTGGAAAGACAAGCTGAAGCTGAGGCTCGTGGTGAAGAGCCAAGTCAGAAGGCGCAGATTCCTGATGAGATCAGGAAGCGCATTGAACAACATGAAGAGGCCATCCGAGCGTTTCAAGAAGAAAAGACGCAAGCCCAGACTGAGGCTTTGGAAAACCTGTATGAATCTGTCAGCCAGGAAGCTGTGAAAAAATATCCACGGGCTGATTTGGTTCACGTTTATGGTGCTTTGGAGCAATACATCACCCAAAACAACATAACCGCAAAGCAGTTACTCACTCAGAGAGAGGCAACTCAAAAGCTTTTTGATCACTTTGCGAAGGCTTCGCATGATTCGATGATGAAGGCGTTTCAGGACTGGCAGAAGTCAGAGCTTGAAAAAGCAAGAAAGATCAACGCTCAAGCTGGTGACGTGGCTCGTGGTGGTGGGACGCCTAGCGCTCCACCTGTAAAAATGAAGCTTCGTGACGTTGCTGAAGCGATGATCGCAGACCTTAACCAATAAACTTTTAGGAGTTTTCAATGGCAAATTTATTTCAAACAATTTCTTCGGGTGTTTACAACCTGAAGAACTATTATCAAGGTCCTATCGTTGATCAGTTCAACGAGGACGTTGCAATTTATCGTGGCGCTGAAAAGGGCAAATATGCTTGGAGTGGTCTCCAGGTGAATCGTCCTCTTCGCACTCGACGAAATCCTGGAATTGGCGCGACAAGTGATGGCGGTGCTTTGCCGTCTATTGGACGTCAAGCTGGTGTTCAGGCTGTGATTGCTGCGAAGTTCAATTATCTTCGTTTTGGAATCACTGGCCCGATGATTAAGGCTTCTCAAAGCGACAAAGGCTCTTTCGTTCGCCAAGCTGCGCATGAACTCGAAATGGGCTACAAGGATTTGGCGTCTGATTGCAACCGTCAGCTTTCTTGGGATGGCACGAGTGATCTTGCTCGCTTGAATGCTGGAGCTGGTGCGTCTGCGACTATCGTCGTGAAGGGGCGTGAGGACGGAGAGCCAGCGTTGAAGTTTTTGGATGTGGGAATGGTGATTGACATTTACAACGGATCAACTCCCGTTGCTCAGTCTGTCACTATTACGGCAATCACTGGAACCGCCACGAGTGCAACTGCAACGCTTACTTTGGACACCAATGTTACTGTGTCTGAAAACGACGTTGTGGTTCGAGCTGGATCTTTCGGAAACGAAGTTCAAGGTCTTTTGACTCAGCTTGACGGTGGCACGAGCACAGTTTTTGGAATCAACCGAGCTGATTTTCCTATCACTCAAGGAAACGTCCTTGATTTGAACGGAAACCAGTTGACGCTTGATTCTCTCCAAAAGCTTTGGAACTTGGGTAAGCAGCGTGGTGGTGCGAAGTATTCGGCCATTTACTCTGACTTTGATTCGCAACGCTACTACCAGAAACTTTTGACGGTGGATAAGCGTTATGTGAACACGGTTAAGGGCGATGGAGGCTTTGCTTCCAAGTCTGAATCGTACCTTGAGTTCAACGGCATTCCTTGGGTTGCTGACAAAGATTGTCCGATTCGTATTTTCTTTTTGCCTCAAGAGGCTTTGGAAAAATACGTCCTTTGCGAGATGGAGTTCAGTGATGAGCAAGGCACGATGTACATTGCTCAGACTGGCGCTGACTCGTTTGAGGTTCGTATTCGTCACTTCTTCAACCTCTTCAACTCTCATGCGGCCGCAAGCGGTGTGTTAGTTGACTACGTTGCACCGTAAAGGATGCGATGATGGGCCCTAGTCTTTTCAGCCTTAACAAAGCGTTGAGAGCTTACGACAGGGCCCTTTTTGCGAAGCCTGACTTCAAAGGTCGGGTTTGTGTGATGCGAAAAGGGCCAAAGTGGGTTCTTTATGATTTTGAAGGTGTTGACATCTTGGTGAAAGAGTCGGTTGAGGACGTAGTTTTTGCGTTGACGGACAATTGGAGTCAGAGCGGGGTTGCTCGCGACTGGGGAATTGAGCCTGTGATGCAAAGGCTTCGAGAAATCGACTCATGGTCAAGGTCGGATTTTTTAAAAGACTGGGAGAGTTTGAAAGATAAAGAGCAAGAGGCAAAGCAAAGGGATTTCAGAAGGCGCACTGAAGATTACGCCTATGAAATCAGGGAAGATTTTAAAAAAGCTTTTAGTGATATTCGTTATGCCAACATGGACATGGCGAAAGATCCGAGAGCAAAAACAATGAAAGGATAGTTAAAATGGGAATTGCAAATAGGGACTTGGATAGTTCTGAGCAGCTTAGGGCGCTGAAGTACCAAGCGCCTTCAGCGATTGCAACGGGAGTGACAACTGCGGTTGGTCTTGTGCCAACGCCAGGTCAATTGGCTCAAGTTGTAATTGCTGGTCTTGGCGTTTCTGGATCGCCACACTTTACTCCATCGGTTCGTCGCTGGACTGCGGCTGGAGTTACGCAGTTTGCGATTGGTGGAGCTGTGACATTGGCGGCAAGTTTTGGAGTGTCTGGCTCTGTGGTTGGTGCCACTTATGCCATGAATTCAAGTCTTGCGGCTCTTCAGGCTGGCGACGTGCTTTATCTGACTTCAGGTGGTGCAAACTCGGCTGTAGGAGCTGGGACGCTTGTGGATTTTGTGATCAAGGCGACTCAGGATATTAAGACAACTCATGATATTAAATAAAGGCGAGTAAGCTCATTTGCCTTTACTTGAGAGGGGTTGGCCATGTTTTCCCCTCTCAAGGTTTTTGAAACGAGGGGGAGCCTTTGAGTAGTTTTGCAGATATTTTTACGCCAAGAGCTTCTGGGGGAAGTGGTAGTGGAGTCGGCGGCATAGACTATTTCGAGGGCTCAATTGATCTTGGCACCAACCTTGACGGCATCTCAACTTACGACGACACTGGCGCTTACGTTGACGGGACGGGTGGATCACCCTCGGCTATCACAATTAGTCGGAGAACCTCATCTCCCTTAGACGCTGATGGGGATTTACAGATTGCTAAAGCTGCATCGTCGGCAACGGGCGAGGGCGTCTCGTTATTGTCTGCTGCCGTGGACATCGCAGACCTTGGGCGTAAACTCTGGGTGTCATTCGAGTGGGACGGCACTGCGGCTAACTACGTCTCAAACGACATGAAGCTCTACGCCTACGACGTTACAAACAGTGCGATCCTGCCAGTGATCCCCGTAGTCGGTGCGACTCAAGACACAACTAACTTTGTTCCACAACTGCCGAACCTTAAGACTAAAGTTCAGTGCTATATCATCCCGCCGTCTACCTGCACTCAAGTGCGAGTGAGCCTTCACTGTCTGACGGATAACGCTTCAGCAAGTGCGTATGACGTGTTCGTGGCAAGACCAAGGCTGTCGCCTGATGCGACCGTGCCTGGGGCGATAGTTACGCCGTGGCAGAGCTATACGCCTACTATTACCGCTCAAAGCGGATCGCTTACAAACTTTTCGTTAACTAATACAGCTTATAAGCGAGTCGGTTCTGACCTTTATATTCGAGGAACACTTACTTTTACTGGGTCTCCAGGAACATGGACAAACCCACAAATCTCTTTACCAAGCGGTCTTACAACAGCCTCAGGCCAATTGCCTATGGGGAGAATAATAACATCTAATCCATCAAACGTATGGGAACTTGAAGTAACTATCGGGACATCCACTGACCGTGTGCGTATTGTTGCCAGTGCTTCGGCAACGGACGCATGGACTAACGTCACCAACACCACACCGTTTTCATATACGACAAATGACAACATTTCTTGGAGCGTTGGCCCAATCAGAGTCAATGAGTGGCAGGTTGCCTCCGCAGCACTCACCACAACTGAGATCGGGCTTCAGACGGTCAATGCGCTAATTAGGCGAGGGACCAACCAATCAATAAGCGCAACCAACGATCAAAAGGTCTTACTTGATACGGTTGAAATAGACAATTTCGCTGGGTTCAATCCTGCAAACAACCGATGGGTCTGCCCTAAACCTGCGCTGTACGACATTCGAGGCGTGGTTCAGGCCGACAGCACGCTCGGCGCAGGGCTTTACTGGTCTCGCATTTATGTTAACGGCGTAAGCGTTGCAATTGACTCCGAGGCTGTGGACTCGGTTGGAAATCCGACAGTTCGAACTTCCACTAGACTCATCAGACTAAATCGTGACGACTTTGTTGAGCTTTACGTCGGAAGCGGCACAGACAGCTCGTATACGGTTTTAGGCAGCACAGCAACCGCCATTGCCACGCACTTGGCAATCACCGAAGTTCCCGACTTCACCACCTTTGCACCCTTGTTTGATAATACGGATGTGGAGTTGTATTTGGATAGCGGTAACGGACACGGCTCGACTAACACTAGGATTCGACGCTTCTCGAACATTAGAAAGCAAACGGGTCGTAACGTCTACTACACTTACAACAGTGCAACCGAGAATACAGAAGGTGCGGCGGTTACAATCTCGGTTCCTGGACTGTATAGAGTAAACTACTCGGATGGTGCGACTGTGGGCTATAACTTTGGCGTCTCGGTAAACACTTCTGCTATATCAACGGCTATGGGTTCTGGTTTATCTTACGGTCAAGGTAAGCGAGCGTTCTATGGAGGGCTTGCAAACGGCACAGGACACGTATCTGTTGAGTTACGACTAAACGCTGGCGACGTGGTTAGACCACACACAGACGGCAACCCCAATGGAACGTCTGATAACATGAGATTCCAGCTCATCAGGATCGGTAACTAATATGGCGAGAAGGACTCAAGTATTTAGGGTTATGCCGTGGGTTGGCATTCAAGAGCAAGATTAACTCTCGAAACGAGAGAAAGGAAATAAAATGGAAGCTTTCATGGTCGAAATTGCTTCAGAGCATCCTTCCCTTTTGACTTTATTTTTCGGAATTGGAGTTTTGAGGGCTATTTTCAAGCCGCTTCAATTAGTCGTGGATAACTTTGTGGATTCTACTCCTTGCGAAAAGGATAATGAAGCATGGGCCGCAATTAAGGCGTCAAAATGGTTTTTGGTCTTGGCTTGGTTGCTGGATTTGACGGCTTCAATCAAGATAAAACAAACTCACAAGGAATCGTGAAATGTCAAAGACCTATGGAGTAGCGTTTTCAACGTCGGATCCAAGAACTTTTCCGTCTCTGGCTCCAACATTCATAGTTTTTAAGAACCTTCAAACTGGTGTTGACGTTACTCCTCCAGGCATTTCCCAGGTTGCAACTGGCGTTTACGCCTTTAACTGGGCTGCCACGCTTCCGATTTATTTCATGATGGATGGAATTACGGTTACTCCAGCCACAAACCGCTATGTTTTTGGTGTTTTGGATCCGGCGTCTCGGATTGATCAGCAACTCTCCCAGTATTCAACCACTTTTGCGGCCGTTTCATCCACATTGACTGCGCTTGGCACGACAAACGTCGCTCTTGGGACTTCTAATGTGGCCCTTGGCACGACAAACGTCGCTCTTGGGACTTCTAATGTGGCTTTAGGGACCACGGCAGTTGCCATTGGCACGTCTTTAGCGTCTGTTGCTCAGACTTTGATTGCGATTGGCGAGACCAACGTCGCGATTGGATTAACCAATGCGGCGATTGGTAACACTTTATCGATTTTAGACTCCAAAATTGGTTCAACTCTTTCGACGTTTGGCTCAATTTCTTCAGATCCGGTGGACATTTACGGATATTTGAAGCGTGTTCAGGAATTTTTAGAAGGCCAGAGCACCTTCACAAAGTTGAGTGGTGGTTGGGACATAAAGTCGAGGGGTGGAAGCTTAATTGCTTCAAAAACTTTGACCAACACTTCTTCTCAGGTGACGAAAGTTTAAGATTGGTCTTAAATTCTCCATAAAACATGGGGGTTTTATGAACAGACCAACGGTGGCCTTGTGCTGCATCATGAAAGACGAAATCAACCACATTTCTCAAATGCTTGAGAGTGTGCACGGTTGCTTCGATGAGATTTGGCTAACTGACACAGGATCTAAAGACGGATCATTGGAATTCGCAATGTCCGAAGAGGCAAGCTTGAAGGCTGGATGTCCTGTGAAGGTAAAGACCTTTGCTTGGATTGAAGATTTTGCGGCTGCCAGAAACTTTTCGATGGAAGGTGTAACCACGGACTACGTTATGTGGTTGGACTTGGATGATCGACTGAGTTCGAGAGAGGAGTTTTGCAGGTGGCGCGACCATGTAATGAGTCTCGCTGACTTTTGGCTTGTCCCTTACAACTACGCCTTCGATGATAAGGGAAATCCTGTCACAACCTTTCAAAGGGAGAGGGTAGTAAAAACAAAAAAGAAGTTTAGTTGGAAGTTTTTTATCCATGAGGGAATGATAGCTGAAGAGCAAGTCACGGCTCAAGCTGTGAGCAACTGGACTGTGAATCACGCCAGGACAGTTCAGGACTACGAGAAGGACTTTGCAAGAAACGTCTCGATGCTTGAAAAGAGGGCCAAGCAAGAAGAGTTGCCGATTCGCTTGAAGTTCTATTACGGCAAAGAGCTTTTTGATAAGCAACGCTTTCAAGAGGCTTACACTTGGCTTGATCAGGTTGTCGACCATAAAGAGCTTGAGCATCACGATAGAATCATGGCGTTTGAATACTTGTGTCGAAGTTGCCTTCATAGGTTTCACCAAGAGCAAGAACACAAGCCAATGCATGAGCAGGACAAGACCCTTTTGGCAAAGTGTATGGCTTTGGCGTTACAGGGCGCGACGCTTGAGCCTCAGAGGGCTGAGTTTTACTGCTTGGCTGGAGACGCTTTGATTAAGATGGGCAGAGAGGGCGATGCGTTGCCTATGTATTCGGCGGCGATGAGGTGTTCAAAAAACAATGTGAATGGGTTTTTGTTTGTCAGCCACTCCGCTTATGAGCACGTTCCGATGGATCAGATTGCTCGCATTTATTTTAAGCGTGGAGACATTGACGGCGCCATTCACATGGCGTCTGAGTCTCTTAAGAAATATGGCGAGAAGGAAACGGAAAAGCTTTTGGGTGATTTGATCACAGCCAAGGAGAAGATTCAGGCAATTACTGGCGGTGAAAAGTGCGAAACGGACGAGATTGTTTTCTCGTGCATTCCAGGCTCTCATCCTTACGAGTTTGACGAAGAGGTTTACAAGGTCAAAGGCATTGGTGGTAGTGAGACGGCGTTGGTTGAGGTCGCAAAGCACATAAAGTCAATAGTTGGCTCTCGAAGAGTGATTGTGTTCAACACTAGAGAAAAGGCTTTAGAGTGTGAAAGTGGCGTGGAGTATAGGCCAGCGCAAACCATGCATGAATACTTCGCAAAGTTTAAGCCAGAGCTTCACATCGCTTGGAGGCACAACATAAAGTTGACTGAGGCCAAGACGTTTCTTTGGTGCCATGATTTGTTTACGGCTGGAGCTGAACATCACAGTGTTTTTGATAAGCACATTTGTCTGACTGAGTTTCACAAAGACTTTGTGATGGTTCAACAGAGGGTACCAGAAGAAAAGATTTTTATTTCTCGCAACGGAGTCAATCGAGAGCGATTTGATTCAGTGTCTTGCGTGAGAGATGAAAACAAGATCATTTTTCCATCCAGTCCAGACAGGGGCTTAGAGTTCGCAATCCCAATTGTGGAAATTGCAAGGAAGCTGACTGGAAGGCCTTTAGAGCTCCATGTTTTTTACGGCATCGAGCATCTTGAAAAGTATGGCCCTCAAATGCAAGACCTTCAAAAGAGGCTTAAGGCTCTCTTTTTTGTCCACCCATGGATTAAGTACCACGGAAACGTGGACCAAAAGACCCTTGCGGCTGAGATGAAGAGCTCGAGTGTGTGGCTTTATCCAGCAAATTTCATTGAAAGCTTTTGCATAACGGCGATTGAGGCTCTTTATGCTGGTTGCTTTCCATTGGTCAGGGAAGTTGGGGCCCTTAAAAACACTTTAAAGCCGTTTCACGACCTTGGAATGGCCAAGCTTTTATATATGGAGCCTTTTACGCGAGATGATCAGGAAAAGTGGGCCCATGAACTAGTAAGGGTGCTTGAGGAGAGAGCTTGGGAAAAGATCAACATGGACGGCTTTGATTATGCATGGCGCGGTGTGGCTATGGACTTCTTAAAGCTTGCTGGTCTTGAGACGATAAGTGGTGAGGGGCGAAATTTTTCGCGTTTAGATTCGTCTCATCACCAGAGAATTGAGGTCTAATGCTGGACGTAGTGGTCAACGGAGTGGCCTTGGGTACGAGGGGGGAGACTGAGACCAACTATGTGAGTGGTCTTGGTCTTTTGACGTTTGGGGAGCTTTGGGAGTGCAAGGGCTTCTGGTTTGACAATGCGTTTTCGAATGGGGGCCAGGTGGGGGTGAGCACCATTTGGCTGGCAGAAGTTGGTGTGAGCACTGTCTGGTCTTTGTGTGGGGCAAGCATTGTGACAAACTGGACGTTGACCACTACGTCGTACACGTCTTGCCAGGGGGAATGAATGAATTTGACTGAAATGCAGGATTTGGCTCTGGTTTGGCTGGACGATTTGGACGCCACTTATTTTACCAGGTCGCAGTTAACCGTTTGGCTTAATAACGCTCAAAAAGAGGTTCAGAAGGTTTTGGAGCAAGCGTTTGAGGGCCATTTTGTTAAATGCGCCGAAACCACAACAGTGATCAACCAAAGAGAATATGAGCTCCCAAGTGATTTTAAGCGCCTTCATAGGCTTGAGTTAGTCTTGAGCGGATCGAGTTTTTTTAATCAAGATGTCCAGGTTTTAACTAAGATTTCACCGAATCAACAGGATGCGTTTGCAAGATCGGGCCAGCCGGCTGGATATTACTTTAAGGGTTCACAGCTTATTTTAGTGCCATGTCCACAAAAGGCTCAAACGCTTCGCATCGAGTACACATACCGATTGCCGGACTTAGTGAATGGATCGGATGAGAGTCAGATTCCAAAAGAGTTCCACGAGTATGTTTCACTTCTTGCGGCTCGTGATGGGTTTTTACGGGACGGGCGTGATTTGGCTCCAATTAAAGACAAGATTGCAGACTACGAGCAAACTTTGAAGCGCGACGCCGAGCAAAGGAATGTTGATCAACCAAGAACTGTGGTTCAGACAGTTTTCGACGACAATTACGATGAGTGGTATTAAGTGGCGTACGAGAAGCTTCAGATTGAGCTTTACAAAAACTTTCGAGGAATCAATCAGAAGGTCTCTGAGTATTTAGTTGAGGATGGATATTTTTTAGATTTAAGGAATTTTGGTTTTGAGCGTCCAGGGGCTTTAACGAGTCGCTGGGGCTATGCGGATCACGCCACACTTTCGAGTCAGACGTTTTCAACTTTGCCTTCGATTCTTCATCCTTACAATTTCAACACGATTGGTCCTGATGGGAGTAAAAGTTCGGGTTCTTTTTTGCTTTTCAATTCTGGCTCTGGGCTTTTTGATCTTTACAATTTAACGGCTTCACTTGGATTTACTTTTCCTTTGGGTGGCCCGTCTTTATCAAGTGGATCATTGGTTGACGGTGTGGTGGCAGATAATAAATTTTATTTTTGCGATGGTACGCATTTTGGCGAATTGGATGCGACAGTCAGCACGTTTTACTCGGTGCCTGAGCAGCTTCCAAGGATTAACAATTCTTTTTTGTATTTGGGTGGCGTGACGTTTATTAGCAATGCCACGATTGGCTCCGGCTCCACTAAAATTGTTGCCAGTGGCACCTATGCCTTTCGGTTTTCTTATGTAAAAGGTTTTAATCCTCCTCAGATAGGCCAGTATTGGGACGGCCCAACGACTGATCCAAATTTTGCTCTTTATGAAACTTACTTTAACGTGTCTGCAACCTTTGTCGGCAAGACGGCAGCATTTCGATTGTTAGGGGTGACGTTTCCAATTTCCCTTGAAACTTTTTATGAAGGATTTGGCACGTTGAGGCGTGGTGTAGTCCACATGAAAAGACCAAACACGACAGACTTTGTTTCCAGTAATCCCGTGGGGTTTGATGGGCCAGCTTTGGCACGATATTTAGAGGCCAGCATTGACAATTTTCCCGCTGGCGAGTCTGACATGGTGCCACAGTTCACGCTTGTGCCTCGGTTTCTCGAGTATTTTAAAAACATGCTTTTTGCGGCTGGCTTTTCGAGCCAAGCGAGTGTGATTTGGTATTCGGAGCTTGCCAAGCCTTATCAAATTTTGCCTGAGAACTTTTTTGAAGTCAGGACCGATGATGCTGACTCGATTACTTGCCTTCAGCCATTTCAGAGCTCTTTAATTGTTTTTAAGAATCGTTCTATGCACGAAGTGTCTGGAGAAAGCCCCGAGACATTGAGTCTTAAGGAAATCTCAAGCCAATATGGTTGCGTCAATAACCAAGCTTCTGTTGTTTTTAAGAATAGGCTTTGGTTTGTCGACGAAAAGGGCATTTGCGAGTTCAACGGGTCTCAAGTGTTTATGGTGTCAGATCCGGTTGAGTCCACGTTTCAATCGTTAGACAAGTCCAAAGCAAAAGCCGTTAATTTTTCTAAGCGTGATGAGGTTTGGTTTTGTTTTGGCGACGTATGCCTTGTTTACAACTACGAAGTGGATGCTTGGAGTACATTTGACAATATTGAAATTGAAAACGTGACTGGCGCAAAGACTCTCGATGCGTTTGATCGCGACCTTTTGTTTTTTGAGCAAGGATCAAGCTTTCTTTATCTTTCTCGGTTTAGTTCAAGTTTCACGACAGATCGAGGTCAAAACATCACGCTAAGTTTCGATGCTCCGTATTTTAAAAGGATGGGTGAGAGCACGCAGGAGTTGTTCAGACGGTTTTATTTAGATTGTGATATTTCGCAGTCAACGCCTTCGGTGACTCTTGAGTTGAGGTCAAACTATAGCGACTCGACAAGCTTGGCTCTTGGCTGGACGCAGAGCACGTTTCAAAAAAAGGTGGAGTTTGGCGTAAGCGCCAAGTCTTTAAGCCCTCGTGTTATCATGCAAAGTCAAAGTGCTGTGACTGTGAATGGGTATGCGCTTCATTCTAGGTTTTTAAGGAAGGTATGATGGAAGGCGTTCAAAAGCTTGAATTCTATCAAAAC